GAATTAGCAAATAGACATTGAAGATCACCCAAACGGCGGAAATGCACACCGCAACCAAGGAAATCGAGATGAGAGGATCCATAAAAACTCACAAGTGATGCTGACTAACCGGGCAAGGATTCAAGAGCGCGGCGGATGGCAGATGAGTCAAATCCAAGACCGTGAGTAGAGGCATCTACTTTCAAAAGGTCCAACGCTTGTAGCGCCTGCTCCTTCAAGCTCGGCGGCTTGGGGCGGCGAGCGGCGCGGAGCATGTCACCAGCGCCATACCAGCCAGTTGCATCAGCCCACGAACAACACGCCTCCAGCTCCTGATCAGCGCCCCAGCGGGCGAAGCGTGTGGCGATGAACTGCTCATAAGTCATTTCCGCCGGGGTAGATGGATTGCTGCGCAGAAAAGCCTGCACCAGTTCAGGCGGCGGAGTGATCGGGTGTTCTTTCATTGGTGGGAAGAGTAGTGTGTAGATCTAATCGAGCCAGCTCCATGCAATGCGTTGACAGATGCGCCATGCGTGTTTCTTGTCGATGCCGTAGCGTTCGGCTAGTTGGCTATAGCTGCTGCCGGAAACACGCAACTGGCGCAGTTCGCGTACGTGATCTTCTGTAAGAAACGCGGCGTAGTTTGCCTCGCCGCGCTTGAACGGATCACTCATCTACATGCAGCAGCAACCTGCGCATATACCAGTCGGCTTTGCCGTAATCCTGATCGGCATTGCCTTTGTGCTCAGCACGCCATAGGTATTTGATGACGTTACCTTTGCAGTAAGCGCGAAAGCCGTCATCGCCGAGTGCTGCTTTAATGGCCTGGATGCACTCAATATCGCTGTGCTTGTAGTGCGGAGGATGGTTGACAAGATCACTCATCATCCAAAGCCTCCGCCATATCGCGCTTGATCAGCTCAGCAATGCGCTGTTGATATAAGCCGGTGTAGGTGCTGCAGGTGCGGCCGCTTTGCTCATACAGCCACTGCAGGTAATCATCACGACGCTGCTCAGTTTTGGGATTGATCATCTTGCATTAGCTCCAGGAGTTCAAGAATATGCGCGGCAAAAGCCACGTGCGTCATGACTGCATGAGTGCCGGGAGGGCGCCCGTAGGACGCCTCCCACCACTCCTTAAATGCAGCATCAAGGGTGGTTTGATTCATCAGAACACGGTCTCCTCACTAGTGGTTGCTGCACCGCGCGGCATGAATTCAAAGCGCTGGATGCTGAGCACATGCTTGCTGCGCTTGGCACCGGTTTCTTTGTCATTCCATTCTTGACGACGCACTGCGCCAGTCACAAGGATGCTGTCACCTTTGCCAAGCTTGTCAACGATCAGCTCAGCGGACTTGCCCCAGATTTCGCAGTCAATAGCGTTATTGATCCAGTTGCCGTCTTTGTCTTTGCCTTCCTGGATGCCACCAGCGAAGTTGGCAACCATGGTGCCAGATTCAAAAGCGCGCAGTTGCGGGTCAGTGATGATGCGAACGATGCCGGTTGCGTAGAGGCTCATTTTCAGTTCAGTGGGGTGATGCCATTGGCTTCTTCAAAAGCCAAGACTTGTGCAAGGGGATAGCGAACGCGCGGTGTACCTGCTGGCAAACCAATGCGTGGCGCAGTGACGTAAGCAGGGCCGATGCCGCGTGCGCGTTGGTTTTTGATGGCTGCTGGTTTCATGCCCCAACGTGCTGCCAGCTCATCAGTGGTGAGGAATGGTTCAGTCATCAGCAAACGGATCCTCCGATGGCGTGTCGGATAGCACGGCTTCGCGTTCTACAGCAAGGCGCAGCAACTCGTCGTTCTGCTCATCGCTGAGATCAGGCTTGCGCTTATCCATGCGTGCAACGACCTCTTGCAGCTTGTCCAGCGTGTCGGCTTTGGCAATAGCAGCCTTGCCAGCTTGGAACAGCTTGGCATCGCCTGCAGGCTTGGCGGGTAGTGCAGGTGCAGTGGTGGTCACCGTTACCGGCTCGACCTCTGCCTGCTGCATCTCATCAGTGCTGTAGACACCGGACATGTCAGCAGGAAATGCCTTACGCAATGCCAATGCCTCAGAGCACTTGGCGATCATCGCGGCGCCCATCTTGGCCCATAAGCCTTGGCCGGCGTTGTAGTCAGCAAAGCGTGCGACGCCAACAAATGGATGCTGGCTGCCTTTGCGGTGGATGATGGTCTTAGCAGCAGCAGGTGGCTTGCTGCCAAGCCATACGTCAGTCCACTGGCCGTCGTCACCGCACCAGTAGGTTTCAGAGCCATCAAGCTGGCCGGTGCGCTCAGCAATAGCACGCAAGCCGTCAATACCGGCCTGGATGGTCATCTTGCCGCCACGCTTGATGGCGTAGATCTGCTTGCTGAACGGATCTAGTCCAGTGCGCTGGCAGGCGTAGGCAAACAGCCGTAACTCGTCATTGCTGCAGCCAGGCGCAATGGTGGTTGAGATCAGCTGCGTTTGCTCTGGTGTCCAGAGGGTGATTGATGTGCTCATTGTGCTTCAGTTAATGCTTTTGCGTCTTGAAATAAAGTGATCGCTTTCGCCAAAAAGATTCTGGTTTCTCGGCTGAGCTTTGAAAAATCAGCCGCAACCTTGCCAATCATCGTGTAGTTCCAATCGTCTAGCTTGATGCGATCCTTTAGCGAATGACATTCTCGGCAGCAATCGACAGTATCAATGCCGCCGCGCCGCCGTGGAACAGGGAAATGATCGCCAGGGGCGGAGCGGGAAACGCTGTAGACGCAATCGCAATACACACAAGTGCGGTGTATACGATGGTTACTCATTAGAAGTCCTCCGAAGTAATAGCAGTGTCGTTGCGTAATGCCCAGGAAGGCAGGCTGAGCGCTTGGCAGTGATCGCCGTAGCCCGGCCACTCCTTGGTGGCCTGGCAGTCGGCAATCACGCGCATGTCATGTTGCCGCAGCTCGTCACCAGCAGCCAAGGCTGCGGCGTCAAGCTCGTAGACCGCAACCGCGTACGGCGCAGTTTTCTCGACAGCAATGAACACAAATCGCTCAGCACCGTGCAAGCCGGCTAGGTAATGGCTCGCTTGCACATGGTAGCGGAAGGTAGCCACACTGCGTGCAAAGCCGGTTGGGCTTGCGTCGGTAGTGGTCTTGAGATCCACCACAGTGGCGCCGTCGTACCAGTCGGGGCGGCACTTGCACCGCAGGCCGGTAGTGGCGTCATCCCACCAGAAGGACTGCTCAGCTTTGCCATGAGCAAGCAGTGCAGCGGCAGCAGGGTGCACGCGGACGCTGGCAGCCATGCTGAGCGCTAGCGCCATATCGGACTGCGTAACAGCTTCAATGCCATCAGCAGCCATGCGCTCTGCTTGCTCCTTGCCGGCCTTGGTGTTGCGCGGACCGCAGACGCCATAGCGCTGAAGCAGCTCCTCCGGTTCCAGTACTGCGCAATGCACCAATGAACCCAGCCGCATTGCAGTAGTTGGCTCCGGTGCGCTGCGCTTGGGATCGAGGTAGCGGCTCCAGTAGTGATAGGGCGACTTAGCCACTGCGTGCAGATGGCTAGCGCTAACGGCTGGATCGGCGTGATAGTCGGCGTTGCTGGTCACGCTGCTGCCCCGCTACGCATCTGGCGATGCATCCGGCTGGCAGTGCCGTAGGTGGCGACTAGCTCGGGGAATGCGTCCAGCAGACGGCGCTTGTTGCCGGGGTCAGCCTTCAGGCCAGCAGCGGCTAGGGCTTGGAAGAAGCCGCCGCCGTGCTGGTAGGCGGTGGCAAAGGTCCAGTAAATGTCCGATTCGCTCATGGCTTGAGTTGCTCTTGGCAGGCGTGATGGCTGTAGGCGGGCTGCTGGCGGCCAGTGTCATAGGCCATTGCCCAGACACCGAAGATGATTGCCAGCACGGCAAAGCGGTTGAGATTGTTCATGCCATCAGCGCCTTACGGACGCGATAGGTGGACAGGTTGAGGCGGTCGGCAATGCGCTTTTGGCTCAGGCCAGTGCGGCGCAGTACGCGAATGCGGCGGTCATCAGAGGCAGTTAGCCAGTCGATCACGGCGACTACTACCAGCAGTGGCAGCAGCAGTTTCCAGATGACTAGCAAGGCGGTTGTGAGCATGGTTGGGGTCGCAATGTGTGGTTGCCGGATTGGGGGGCGGCTCCGGCGGGCCGCGTGTGGATCAGTCGTCGAGCAGCGACTGGTCAAACCACCAGAGGGTTTTGAGGAATGCATTGCTGCGTGCCTCCTCGGCGGCGCGCTCGGCGAGATCGCGCTCGCGGATGCGGATTGCGCGAGCCAGCTGCTCGGCTTCGGTGAGGCGGGGTGTTTTTTTGGTCATTGTTCTCGGGGTGGGGTGCAGGACCGGTTGCCTGCTGTCCCCATATCCTACACCATGTGCTGCCGTGGTCAACCCAGCTCAGTAACGGATCGACACAGTTGCGATGCCGTCTAGCGGCACGCCCAGTCGGTATGCAGCGCCGGCGCTGAGATCTAGTGATCCGCAGTCGCAGCGGTCTGTGACCGGCACGGTCAGCAGGCGCCCGCGGTGTTGCACCGTGACGCGTGTGCCGCAAGGCAGCCATGGATGCGCAGCGGACACGCCCCAGTGCTGGTATGTGCCGCCGCAGTACGTGGTGCGCCCGTGATACCAGCCGTCGTAAACGGTGGCAGTCACCTGCCGGGCTTGAGCAGGCGACAGCAGCAGGATTGCTGCAGTGATCAGTGCACGCATGATGCTTGAGGTGATGAGAATCCGGGGCGCACTATCCGGCTTATGGCCTAAATCCTTGTGCCCCCGAAGGGGCGGTGCCCTTAGAGCCACTCCTTAAGCGCGGCCTGGGCGTTGCCCAGATCGTGCTCAATTGAGTCAGCCAACGCGATGACCTCTTGGGCCACCGTGAGCAGCTGCTCGGTGGAGCGGCTCCACGCCTCGAAGGCCGCGTCCACCTCAGCGATTAACGCTGCGGTTTCGGCCTCGCGGGCGAGGGCGTTGCGGGTGATGTCGTCCATGGGATCTCCGGTTGGTGGTTGAGTCCCCGGCGGGACTCATGGGTGCCGGGTGAAGGCCACCACCGGAGCGGGACGACTCCCGCAAGTATTCGGTTTTCAAGGTGCTGGGCTCTTGGCCCATGCGAATGGTGGCGGCCTCCGATACGGTTGCAGCTGCAGCCACCGCGACTGCAGCACCGCGCGCGTCCTTACGGATAGCGCCGACCGCTGAGCAATAAAAAAGCCCGCCGAAGCGGGCCGATCCATCAGCGCTCGAGGTCGTACTCCAGATCAGTGCAGGCACTCAGCAGAGCATCTAGCAGCTCATCGCTGCAGATCTCATCCCACCGATCTTCGGTGGTAGTGTCCCGCAAAGCTTGAAGAGCGGCAACGACAGCCTCCGCAGAACGGATCGTGTCGGCCAATACCTCGAGGCTGGCAGAGAGTGTATTCATTTTTCTAGGTGCGGTGGATGCCGGGATCGCTCCCGACTCCTTCAGTATAGCCCATGCGCTGCCTTGGTCAACCCTGCGCAACATCTCTTAATAATGCCTCTGCATCGCTGACCGACCGCGCTACGCCCGCAATGCCGCCAGCCGCCTGGACTGCATCTAGCCACTGCTGCTGTTCAGGACGCAGCCTGCCGGTGGGCGCTTTCACTTCAATGCTGGTAAACACAGCCACCGTGCTGCCGACCATTTCCGGCGTAACGGTGACGCGCCTCCAGCCGATCAGATCAGCGCTGCCCTTGCAGAGTCCAAACTGCACCGGTCTGCCGTTCTGATCACGCAGTGTGCCGGTGTTATTGCGGAACAGGCGCGTATCACCATTGCTGCAGGCGATCCTTATTTCCTGTTGGATCCGCTGCTCGCTCAAGCTAGATGCCGTGTCGCTTGGCCAACCTAGCCTGATACACGCGTTCCGCCCATCCACGCTTGTAGCCGCGTTGCTGCGCCAACTCGCGGAGGGCTTCTAGGTCGCGGGCTGATGACTGCTCACGCCGCTTAGCACGTGCTGCCATCTCAACCAGTTCACCATCCACCTGCTGCAGCTCGCGTCGTTCCTGTGGCGCAAACACATGACCGCACTCGCGGCATACCTGCACAGCACTGGCGCTGGTGGCAAAGCACTGCGGGCACACCTTGACTGATGGCGCCTGCTCGCGGTCGCGCTTTTTGATGCCGTCTAGCGTCCACTCGCGTGGTTCCAGATGGTGACCAAGCCTGAGCGTGTTGCCGACGTGATCCAGCACCACTGCACGCTTGCCCGGTTGTGGGCGCAAGCATCGACCGATCATCTGCAGATGTAGCGCTACAGAGGCGGTAGGGCGCAGCAGGATGCAGCCGCCGACGCTTGGCACGTCCACGCCTTCACCAATGAGGGCGCAACTGGTGAGCACCTTGAGCCTGCCAGTGCCGAGGTCTTGCAGCAGCTCGCGGCGCTGTGCTGCATCCATGGTGCCATCAATACTGGCCGCGGCGATGCCGTTGCGCTGAAACAAATCAGCCACGGCTTCCGCGTGTGCCACGGAGCAGCAGAACGCAATAGCCGTCTGACCTGGCAGGTGCTTGCGGTAGTGCCCCAAGCAGTCGCCCATGATCGTGCCGACGCGTTGCTCGGCCTCCTTAGGGTCGAAATCACCCATGCGCTTGCGTAGGCCGGTGGAATCGAACCCCGGTGGCGCCAGCACCTTGGCAGCGGCGAGGAATCCTTGGTCGGTCAGTTGCTCCGCTGTTGGCCCTTGCACCATCGTTTGATAGTGCTCGCCTAGGCCGCGGCCATCGCTGCGTATCGGTGTGGCAGTGACACCGAGCAGCTTGGCGGCGTGGAAATGCTGGATGACCTTGGCCCACGTGCCGGCAGTGGTGTGATGCGCCTCATCCACTACCAGCAGCTGAAAGAAATCCCTAGGCAGCAGGTGCAGCCGTCGCGCCAGTGTTTGCACTGATGCAACCTGCACGGCATGACTTAGGTCCATGCTGCGGCCGGCGCTAATGCGACCATGCGGCATCGGCATTGACCGGCTGGCTTGATCTAGCAGCTCTTGCCGATGCACCAATACGCACACGCGATTGCCCTTGATACTGGCCTGCTGCGCGATATAGCTAAAGCACACCGTCTTGCCGCCGCCGGTAGGCAGTACCGCTAGGACTGACTTATGCCCTAGCTGATATTGCAAGCGAATGTCATTGACCAGTTGTTGTTGATAGGGGCGGAGTTGCATCACACCAACACCCCTTGCTTATTGCTAGCCACCTCAGTCAAGTTCTTGACTGCGCAGTTGAAATAGCTGGGCTTCAGCTCAAACCCAACAAACTGACGCCCGGCTTGGATGCTGCAATAACCCTCAGAGCCGATACCAGCGAACGGGCTTAGCACCACGTCGCCTGGGTTGCTCCACAGTTGCAATCCGCGGCGGATCACCTCAAGCTGTAGCGGGCAAATGTGGCGCTCATCCTCATTGGCGCGTGCGCTGCGGTACTGGAGCGTGTCTGATGGATTGATATCCATCCATACGGGACTGGCGTAACGCTGCCAGATGTTGATCGAGTCCTTGATCGGGTCGCCGCTTTTGGATGGTGGGTTCTCACCAGCAAATTCCGTGAACGGGCCGGCCACTGGCTCTGGGTTGTCGCCAAGCTTGCGCACGGTGACCAAGTAGTCAGGAATGCCCTGGCGGCTGAGTGCTGAATCCTTGCGCACCTGCTTATGCAGCAGTCCGATTGCCTTGGTGCGCTGCATGGCGGTGACGGGATCCTTCCAGATGCACACCTCGCTATGGAAGACAAATCCAGCAGCTTGGAAGATGCGCAGCATGTCACCGCGGAAGTCCTTCACGCCAATGAAGCCATCGCGCTCTTTGCTGCTGGGGAGATTCATGCAATGAAAGCTGATCAGCCGACCGGGCATTATCACGCGATGAAGCTCGCTGGCTAGGAATCCAAAGTGATCAAAGAACTCCTGCTCAGTGCGACTATTGCCCATATCGCGATCACTGTTGGAGTAGGTGTAGAGCGATGCAAACGGCGGGCTGAAGATGCTGTAGTGAATGGAGTTGTCGTCGAGCTGCTTGATGCTCTCCACGCAGTCGCCCATATACATATCCCAGCCGTCGCCGGACTTGTGCTCAGTGACATGCGGCGCCACCTGACGCTGGATCTTCTTGAGTTGTTCCATGGTTTGTTGCTTCATGATTTCAACCATTGATTGAGCCATTTGGATGCTGTCCGCTTCCTTGCGACGGATGTTGTCGATCACGCGGCCTTCTGCCACGTCGTAGATGATGTGAGCATTGACGGGTTGCTCTTGGCCAAATCGCCAGCAGCGGCGGATGGCTTGATAGAACGCCTCATAGCTATGGCTGAGTCCAACGAATGCGACGTTGTGGCACCGCTGGAAGTTGAGACCAAAGCCAAAGATGCTGGGCTTGCTGACCAGGACTCGGATCTTGCCATCTTGAAAGTCGATGGCAGCCTGCCGCTTGTGGTCGTCGCTATCGCTGCCTGATACCTCAACGGCGCCATCAATAGCAGCAGTCAGCGCTTTGCTCTCATCGTTGAGATCACACCACACCAGCCACTGCTCGGTGTTGCTGTTGGCAAGCTTGGCAGCAGCGGCCACACGAAGTTGCAGACTGGCTTTGCGCACCTTGCGTTGGTCGTTGAGCGTGCGAGCCTCCATGGCGAATAGCGCCATCTGGCCGTCATCACCCGCTGTTGCCTCCCGCGGTGTCTCAACCGTGCAGTCTTGGATCTGCAGCGCCGGCAGCACGAAGTTGCCGTCCTCATAGCCAAGGTCTGACGGCTTGCGGATGGTGACAGCCCAGCTGCACACCCATTCCCAGAACTTGCTCTTTGCGTGACCTTTAAGACGCCACTTAGCAGTGTCGCCACCGTCATGCACAAAGAACATGGCCAGCATCTCGGTGCGGGTCATCACGCCGATGAACTCAGCATGGTTGCCGAGCTCCATGTGGTCGTTTGGCGCTGGTGTGGCTGAACAGGCCAGCCGGAATGGCGTCTGCGCGAATGACTCAATGATCTGATTGCGGATCTTGCCGGTGTATGCCTTAAGGATGCTGGACTCATCCAGCACCACGCCTTGGAGGCTGCTGGCGTCAAAGTGACTCAGCTTTTCGTAATTGGTGACCGTGATGCCAGGCTTGACCTCGGCTTGCGTAACAGCAAACGAGCACGGGATACCGAACTTGCCGCCTTCGCGTACGGTCTGATGTGCCACGGCAAGCGGCGCTAACACCAGCACGTTGCCGCCGGTTTGCAGGTGGACTTGATGCGCCCACTCCAGCTGCATGGCGGTTTTGCCCATGCCGCAATCAGCCCAGATGCAGAACTTGCCGACACGGCAAGCCATGGTCACGATGTCCCGCTGAAACGGAAATAGCGGCGCTGTGAACTGCTGCGGATCAAAGCCGGCAACAGGTGCTGCAGTGGACTTGGAAGCTAGGAAGTCTTGGTAGGTCATTCAATACGGTCCGGGCACTTTGCTGCCATGGTTATCGGCAAGTTGCAGTAGCGCATTGGCAATCACGCCTTGCTTGCCACTGATTGACTCAAGTGCATCGGCAATGCGCTCAAGCATCTCAATAGTCTCTTCGTGTTGTCGCGTGGTTTCCATGGTGCGCCGTGTGGCCTGCAGATCCTAGCAGCTACCACTAGACTGCGCAAGCATCCGATAGGAACCATGCCACTCTCGCATCCATTAGCCGTGCAGTTCACGCCAGAGCAGATGGCGTGGCTTGACAGCCGTTGCATTGGCGGACTGTCCCGCAGCGCAGCGATCCGACTTGTGGTTGAAGAAGCTATGCGCCGCGAGCGGGAGCCGCAGCGCAAGTGAAGGAAGTTGATTTTTCAGAAGCCCGCCGGTTCATTGCACTGCTCGGCAAGCCGGCAGGCACCATCCGTCTGCGCGCCTTTCTCCACCGCCTGCATCCAGACAAGCCCAATGACAAGGGCCGCAAAGGTGGCGCACGCAAGCCGCTGATCAAGCAGTGGCAAACCGAAGGCCGCGGCGTCTACGTCGTCATCAACGACGGCGGTGACACCAACGCTGAGATCACAGCCTGCCGCGCATTTTTTGCTGAGTGGGACGATCGCCCGCGCGAGTGGCAGCTCACTGCATGGCAAGAGCTCGGGTTGCCTGAACCTACTTTCCAGATCAATACCGGCGGCAAATCCATCCATAGCTACTGGGTGCTGGCTGATCCGATCACGCCATCCCATTGGGAGTTAGTGCAAGGGCGGTTACTGGATTACTGCGATGCAGACCGCAGCATCAAAAACTCATCCCGCGTCATGCGGCTACCCGGCAGCTACTACGCCGAAGCTGATGGCAGCCTTGGTGAAATGTGCCGCATGGTCACCAGTGCTGGCCATCGCTACAGCGTCGCCGACATTGAAGCCGTACTACCTAATGAGGCTTACTACCAACACGAAAAACCCGCCGAGCGTTACGTCGAGCCTGTCGAGCGCGGCATTGACGAAATCCGCGAGGCGCTTGCCGCCATACCGCCTCGCATACCAGGATCCGGCACCTATCACATCTATCGCAATATTTTCTGGGGCCTGATCCAAGCCTGTGGCAGTGCCGAGCAAGCTATTGATTTGATGCAGCAGCACAGCCCGCAATGGCAAGGGCTGCAGCAGATCGCCGCATCTGGTGGCGACCGCATCGGCGCCGGGACGTTTTGGTACTGGGCGCGCCATTACGGCTGGCGGCCATCAACGCCAATGCTTCCGCCGCAACGTCAGCGATTGAAGCTCGACGGCGACGGCGAAGTCGTCAACCTGCAGCTGTATGACAAGTCCGGCACCGAATGGCTAGAGCTTGCTATTGAGCATGTGTTTTGCCATCCGCGAGAGCGTTGGATTTGCGTTGATGATGTGCTGCACTGCTGGAATGGCACGCACTACCAAGCCAAGCTAGATGAAGAACTAGCGCCAAAGCTGGCGGCATTTCTATCCATGCTGCATGTCATCAGCCAGCAAGGCACCACCACATACCCATGGCGCAGGCCGCGTTATGTGGATGAAGCGCTGCAATGGATGCGTCGTCTGCTGCCACCAGTTGAGGTCAACCCATCCAATGCCATCAACTGCCGCAATGGCGTGGTGTCTTGGTCCTGGTCTGGCCGCAAGCTGGACCTCAGCTTCACGCCCCACGATCCAGCGGTTGCCTTTACCTACGTCACTGCCTACGACTACGACCCGGAAGCCAACGCCCAGCACCTATGGCGACTGCTGGAAGCCGTCGAGCCCAGCGACCGCGACACACTGCAGCGCATCCTCGGCAGTGGGCTTGATCTCATCAAATACCGCGCCACACGAGGCAGACCGCGCGCTGTGCTGATGATCGGTGAGGGCAGCAATGGCAAGGACACCATCCGCACTGCACTGCGCGACACCCTCGGCAGCCGTAACTTCACGAGCTGCACGCTTGCTGATTTCCGGCAGTACGACCAAGGCAGGAAGTTTCCAATCGCGCCATTGCGCGGCGCTTCAGTGAACTGGTCAAGCGAAAACTCGCAGTTTGTCAGTATTGACAACCTTCAGTCGCTCAAGGCCGCCATCAGTGGTGAAGAGTTGTCATATGAGCTCAAAGGCGTACAGGAATCGCAGTTTGTTCCATCGGCGCTATTTGTGTTCAATCTCAACAAGGATCCATCGCTTACCGGTGAGCAGGCTGCTATTGAAACACGGTTTCATGTATTTAAATTTCGCAAGACCTTCATGGCAACGCCTACCGAGCCAAACCATCTCCAAGCGGATCCAAAGCTCAAAGATGATCCTGACTTTATTCAGCAGCAGATCTGCCCTGCATTCCTGAATTGGCTGCTTGAAGGTATGGCATTAAGCATTGCAGATGGCATTGATTACACAACTGGCAGCCAAGCAATGCAAGACGTAAGGAGAGCCAGCTGCCACCTTTGGGACTTCTGTGACTCTATCGGATTGACCTATGAAGAGGGCGCTCAAGTGTCAACGAAGCGGGTGTGGGATGCCTTGCAGGAGTGGTATCGAGAGGAGGGGTATTTAGACGATAAAGGTAGATGGTTGATGGATCCGCCAAGTGACCGCACCGTCAAGGCGCCACGCCTTCTGGTGCCGGCATTGCGCCAGATCTTCCCGAAACTTGCGTCCGACAGAGGCTCCGGCAAGTCCCGCGAGCGTCTCATCTCGGGTCTCAAGCTGGACTTGTGGGCGTGATGTCGGACGCAAGTTGCGTCCGGGTCGGACGCAAGTCGGACGCAAATTTCGGACGCAAAAACCCAGTCCCTATCTACCTTTTCTCTTGTTCGGACGCAAATAGGGGTAAATCAAATCAGGTACAGAAACAGGAGGGGGAATGTAACGGCGTGAACAAAACGCACATATAGGGGGGGTAAGGAAAAACCCGGTTTTTGCGTCCTCCCTTGGTATGACTGGGTTTTTTGCGTCCGACTTGCGTCCGCTTGCGTCCGAACCCAGTCGTGGACAGGGTTTTTGCGTCCGACCTACGATTTGCATCGTCAACACCACCAGAAATGCCCGAAATCAAGATCAATGTCACCGGTGACGACCTGGCGCGCCTCAATGCCGAAGCAGCAGCGCATGGCATCCCACGTGCGCACCTGATCCGGCAGCGTGCTTTGAGTGGTGGGGTTGTTGCAGGATTGAGCACGGCGGCGTACCATGCGCTGGTGGCGGACGCATGCGCGTTCATGCGTGGCGATCTGAACCGCCGCCATGTTGAAACTCTTGTCGCCTATGTCATCGCTCATTCACATCCCAGCCAAACAGCAGCCGGTGATCAACCGACTCCATGAAGCAATGGGTCAAGCAGTGGCGTACGCTGCCGCAATCGCAGACAACGCCACTGATGACGGCGTACCGCTGCCCATGGATCTCGTAGACAGCTTTGCCGCTGACTACAAACGCATCATTGACAGCCTCGTTACCGCCGCCACCGTCCAATGAAGATCACCACCTGCCAAGCCGATCTCGATCACGCGCTGCGCACCATCGCGCCAGCCGTTGGCCATCGCAGCAGCCATCCGATCCTTGAGTGCTGCCTCATGCAGGCAGATGCCGGTGTCGTGACCGTCACAGGCTTTAACCTTGATCTCGGCATCACCGTCACCATCCCAGCCGCGGTCGAGACCGCTGGCGCTGTAGCGCTGCCGTATCGGCTGCTGGCTGGCCTTGTGAGCCGTTTTGATGGCGATGAGGCGCTAACCCTCGCAGATGGCGCTCTGACCGCTTCTGCGGGCTCCTACGGCCTTGCAGCGGCTGATGCGGCTGATTACCCCGCCATGCCGGTCGTGGACGCTGCTACGAGCGAGCTGCACCTATCCGCCGGCATCCGCGCCTGCATGGCAGCTGCCAGCACTGATGCCAGCAAGCAGATGCTTCAAGGCATTCACCTCGGCAGTGGTCACATGGAAGCCACTGACGGGCATCGCCTCATGCGTTACGCCATTGACCTGCCCGATGGCCTAGACCTGGTGCTACCGGCCAGCACCATGCGTCTGCTGCAGGATCGCGTCGTCACCATCGCCGTGGCAAAAGGCCAAGCTGTGATCGACGCAGGTGATGGCATCACCATCTACAGCCGCATCATGGATGGCACCTACCCAGACGTGGCCAAGCTGGTGCCGACTGAATTCAGCAGCACCATCACCGTCGATCGTCGCCGCTTGACCCGTGCGCTAGAGCGTGTTGCCATCATCGCCGATGCGCACAACTCCATCGTCAAACTCGAAGCAGTAGGCGGCACCATCGCCATCACCGCCGAAGCTGATGCCAACAATGGCAAAGAGTTGCTCAAGGTGGATGGCGTCGCAAAAGGCACGTGGGCATTTAATGTCCATTACCTGCTAGACGGCATCAAGGCATTCAAGCCCGCAGAAGCCATTACACTGCACGCCAATACAGCAACCACTCCCGTGGTACTGACACCTAGCGGCGTAGACGGTGTAACGTATCTTGTGATGCCTGTTCAAATCAAGGGCTAATAGGTGGCAAAGAAATGCACCAACTCTGAATCAGATCAGCGGGTAAATACCGTTTATGATCTGCTTTTGCGTGCACATAGTAGAACGCAAATTATACGATTTGCATCGGAAACCTGGGGAGTAGGTGAGCGCCAAGCAGAGATTTATATGTCTCGCGCTCGCCAACTCATGGCGCTTGATGCAGAACTAGAGCGGCCGCAGTGGCTAGCTGCTGCTGTCGCTCGCTTGCAAGACTATGAACGCGAAGCACGCGCTAAAGGAAACTTGGGCATTGCAATTAAGGCGCTTGAAGATCAAGCGAAGCTGCTGCGGTTTGAGATTTCGTAGACTGGCGCATGAGCCGATAGCGCCATGGCACGTCGATACGCACGCGACAATCGAGGTAGGTTTTCAAGCACTGGCGCTACAGCGCGTGGTGGCAGGCTGGCAACCGCCAGTGGTAATAAGCGTGCAACGCAGACAAAGAGAATCGCTGGCGGTGGAAAAGGCGTGATCAGCGCAAAGCCCAAACCGTCAGCAAAACCCACTGCGGCAGCTCCTTCAGTTGGAGCAAGCAACATTCGCCGACTTGGTAAAAGCAAGGCCGGCCATCCGCGTGCATTACGCGCAAATGCTGTGCGCTCATATAAACCACAAACACCTGAAGGGCAAGCGGCGCAAGCGGTTAGACGCATTCAGTCTGTCGCCGGCAAGCCTGACACCAGCTTGAAAGGACGTGTTCGCAAAGTGTTAGACGAGCACGATAAGTTTACGCGTAAAATCAATCTTCAACACGCTCGGCAAATCGCAAATCGTTCAGAGCCTGGCTTGAAAGGACGCCTTGCTGGCATTCATGGGCGTACTTCTGTCGGCTTCATGAACCGTGGAGCGCGTGACATCATCCAAGGTCGCGCTGAGCGTGCAGCAGCTGCAGCAGCACGTGGTAGCAAACCAGCGGCTCGTGCTCAAGAGATCTATGCCAACCAGCTGGCATTTACCGGTTCAGGTAAAGCCGCCAAGGGAAGCAATAACATTCAGCCAGGTCGTGGCAACGCCCGGCCACCAAAACCTCGCCGTCGTCGCGCATGATCAAACCTGAAGTCACTGCCGTTGGCCGCCTCCTCAAGGCAAAGCTCGGCCAGAAGCATCTGTATAAAGTCATTGCTGTCAAGCCTGACGGCAATGTGAAAACAATCATCAATCGCCCGCTGTGAGCCTGCTTGCTGGCATCTGCCAGCCCGGCAGCTTGCTTGGGTTTATGGATGTCGCAACGCAAGAGGACACGGGTGATCTGCTCAACCGCATCCGCGCCGACCTGCATCCTAGACAGCTTGCTTTTGTAGATGACAGCGACACGCAGATCCTTGGCATCAGCGCTGGTTACGGCGCCGGCAAGACACGCGCACTGTGCGCCAAAGCGGTGATGCTGGCCGCGGCCAATCAAGGCTTCATCGGCGCTGTGATGGAGCCGACTGGCCCATTGATCCGTGACATTTGGCAGAACGACTTCGAGCAGTTCCTAGAGGCGTATGAGATCCCCTACACCTTCAGGGCATCGCCGCTGCCTGAATACATGCTGCACCTACCAGGCGGTGACACAAAGATCCTGTGCCGCAGCTTCGAGAACTGGAGCCGCATCATCGGCTTAAACCTTGCTTGGGTGCTTGCCGATGAAATCGACACGGTGACGCCATCCATTGCCAATAAGGCATTCCCCAAGATCCTTGGCCGTCTGCGTTCCGGCAATGTGCGCCAGTTTGGTGCTGCTTCCACACCAGAAGGCTTCCGATGGATGTGGAACACATTCGGCAGTGAAGATGCCAAGGGTCGCGCTGATCGCAAGCTCATCAAGATGCGCTCAGTCGACAACCCGCATCTGCCGCCGGACTTCATCGAGCGACTGCAGGCCAACTACGACCCCAACCTGTTGCGGGCTTACTTAGACGGCGAGTTTGTCAACCTCACCACCGGCACTATCTACGACCGGTTCAGCCGCGACAAGCACGTGGTAGCTGAGCTGCCGGACCTTGACCGCGAGCCGTTGCGCATTGGCGTTGACTTCAACGTTGGCAACATGTCTGCCGTGATCGGCGTCCGCAGCGGCAGCAGCCTGCTAGTGATTGATGAGATCAGCGGCGCCCATGACACCGACGCACTGGCGCAAGAGATCCAAGCGCGCTACCCGCATCGTCGTATCTACATCTACCCAGATGCCAGCGGCGGCAACCGCAGCACCAACGCAAGCCAGACCGATATCCAGATCCTGGAGTCCTACGGCATGTCAAACCAATCACCACGCGCAAATCCTCCCGTCCGTGATCGCGTGGCTGCTGTTCAGGCTTTGCTGGAAAACGGCAAGGGCCAAATCAGGCTGAGCATCCACCAGCGCTGTAAGCGGCTGATCGAATGCCTAGAGCTGCAGTGCTATACCGACAAGGGCGACCCCGACAAGGACGCTGGCCATGACCACATGAACGACGCGCTTGGCTACCTGATATGGCGTGAATTCAACCCGCTGCACGCAGGTGCTGGCCGCAGCACAGGCATCAGACTATATTGATTCCGCCAACTATTACATCTACCCATGCTCAAGGGTGCTGAATTACTCGCCAAGGTCAAAGAACTGGGCGATATGCCAAAGTCCGAACTGGTGCGCGCTTGCGGTTATGTCGTCAAGGATCGCGTCGCATTCACGCAGTTCTATGAGGCACTGCTAGAAGCCAAAGGGCTTGACCTCAACGGCAAGACTGCCAAGCGTGGCCGCGGCTTGACCTACAAAGCCAAGGTGCAATTCAACGGCAAGCTGCAAATCGGTGATGGCTACCTGCGTGAAATGGGATACGAACCCGGCGCTGAGTTTGACATCAAGATTGGCCGCAACAGCATCACGCTGACTGCTGCTTAAACTGCACCTATGACTGCGGCGCTGTAATGTACACCGGCTATAACGCATACGACCGGCCTATTGCGCAGCGCCGCGTTACTCGCGTGCAAGATGCTAATACCGCATGGTATGCGCAAGAGCCGCATTGGATCCTGATTGAAGATCTGCTGCAAGGCACCTATGGGATGCGCCGCAAGCATCGCAGGTACCTGCCGCAGGAGCCGCGCGAGCTAGATGAGTCCTACGACAACCGCCTAGCACGCAGCGTATGCCCGCCGTTCTATCAACGCCTAGAGCGGATGCTCGCTGGCATGTTGACGCGCAAGCCCGTACGGCTTGATGACACTGCAGACATCATCCGCGAGCAGTTGTTTGATGTTGACCTGCAAGGCAATGATCTCAACGTCTGGACTTATGAAACAACCCGCAAGATGGTTCGTTATGGCCACGTTGGTGTACTGGTGGATGCACCTGCTGATGGCGGCAGGCCCTATTGGGTGAGTTATACGCCGCGGCAAATCCTTGGCTGGCGTGCTGAGCAACAGGAAGGCCGGCAGGTATTGACGCAGTTGCGGTTAGCTGAGACGGTCACCGTGCCTGACGGTGATTTCGGCGAAAAAACAGTCGAGCAGATCCGTGTACTGACGCCAGGTGAATTCCAGCTGCATCAGAAGCAAGACAACGGCGACTTCCAGGTTGTCGATGAAGGCCGCACCAGCCTCAGCGAGATTCCATTTTCAGTTGCTTACGCGCAACGCCATGGCTTTATGGAGTCACGGCCGCCGCTGGAAGACATTGCCGAACTAAACCTCAAGGCATATCAGATCCAGAGCGATCTAGACAATCAACTCCACATCAGCGCTGTGCCGATGCTGGCGTTCTACGGCTTCCCGTCTGCAGCAGAGGAAGTCAGCGCTGGACCGGGTGAGGCAATCGCATTCCCTGCTGATGGCCGCGCAGAATATATCGAGCCTGCTGGCCGCAGCTTCGATTATCAGTTCCGCAGGCTTGAGCAGCTTGCATTGCAGATCAATGAGTTAGGCCTATCGGCTGTGCTTGGCCAGAAGCTATCGGCAGAAACTGCAGAAGCAAAGCGCATTGATCGCAGCCAAGGCGACAGCACCATGATGGTAATTGCGCAGAATGTGCAGGACATGATCGACAACTGCCTGCAGTTTCATGCGCAGTACATCGGCAACAACACATCTGCTGGTAGCAGCTACGTCAACCGTGACTTCCTTGGTACACGCCTTGAGCCCGCTGAGATCCAAGCACTGCTGCAGCTTTACACCGCAGGCACAATCACGCAAGAAACATTACTGCGTGAGCTTGCCGAAGGCGATGTGCTGGGCGATGACTTTAACGTAGATGAGGAGCTTGAGGCTACGGCTAATGCGGGTCTTGATCTACAACCTGTTGGACTGGGTAACCGACCGCTTAGTGGACCTGATGATTTGGATGGAACCGAGGAAACCCAGGAGGCAAGAGCTTGATTATCACGTCAGCGCTTTACCGGAAGAGGTTTTAGCGATCGTGCGCATCAGCTGGTACAAGCAAGGCAAGCCAGATGAAGTGGACGAAACCATCTTGTACGAAGATGGTCAAAACGGTTATGACGCATTCGCAGCATTGGTCACTACTGCCTTGAATCGCGGCGCTAATGTCAGCATCCGCAGCGGTTATCAACCGGAAGATCTTGGCATTGAACGATGAGCACTCCAGAAGCGCTATATCGCAATGCGATTGATCTAAACCGCTACAGTAATAGCGTCGCGCGGCGCGTCATCAATGCTTACAACGACATCATCGTTGATGCTGCTAATCAACTGCGCACCATTGATGATCTAGCGGCGCCAGTTAAAGCAGCACGGTTGCGTGCAATCCTTGCACAGCTCAAAGACAGCTTGGCAACATGGGCAGGCGATGCAACAGAGCTGACCGCATTAGAGCTGCAAGGCATTGCAGAACTGCAATCTGAGTTTGTCGCTGATCAACTGCGGCGTACATTGCCAGCAGGTGCACGTGACGCAGTGCGTACGGTAGAAATCAGCCCGCAATTTGCGCAGTCAGTAGTCACAACCGACCCGACGCAGATCAATGTGGTAGCACTGAGTGATGACTTATTTGCTGCAGTGCAAGGTGCACCGGCGACGTTCAGCCTCACCGCAGCACAGGGCACCATGATTACCTTGCCCAATGGTGAAGTGGTCGCCAAGGCATTTCGTGGCATTGCCGTTGACCAGGCTGAGCGGTTTTCGCAGGTTGTGCGGCAAGGCTTGCTGACCGGTGAGCCGACGCCAGCTATTGCTAAGCGGTTGGTCGGCAATCTTGAATTTGGCGAAGAAGCCAAGACCGTGAAGCAACTTGTCGCAGCAGGTGGCCAGGCAACAGCAGTTGCAGACAATCAAATCGTTACCCTTGTCCGCACAAGTATCAATCAAGTTGCCAATGCAGCCAGCCAGCAAGTCCT